TGTGAAATAAATTCCAAGTATTTACGCGCATTATGTGACGATAAATCTTTAGGTAACTCATAAGTGAATGGTTGATTACCACTAGTTAAAACTTCATATACTATAGTTTCTTTTTTTATTTTGCAATTAGTTATTTTCATTATAAACTCCTTTTAAACACTGATGAAATAGACGTCTTTTATATTAAAGTGCCATATAGGCGCTATTAATCACAATACAACTTTGCCCATTACTTTAATATTACTAAACGAAGCGACTTTGATATCATCATACTTCGGATTTAGAGATACCAAATTAATATAGTCTTCGCATATATCTACACGCTTGATAAGACTTACTCCATCTAATACAACGAGTGCAATTGTACCATCTTTAATAGAATCTTCTTTCTTAATAAAAGCGTATGTTCCTTGTTTTAACATAGGTTCCATTGAATCACCATTAACTAAAATACAAAAATCAGCATTTGATGGCGTTTCGTCTTCTTTAAAAAATACTTCTTCATGCAATATGTCATCATATAATTCTTCTCCTATGCCAGCACCAGTTGCACCACATGCAATATACGATACTAGTTTAGACTCTTTATATTCATCTATAGAAGTGACTTTATTCTGTTCATCTAATTGCTCATTTGCGTAGTTAAGTACGTTTTTTTGTCTTGGAGGCGTGAGTTTACTGTATATGGAAGTGATGTCGTTTTTTTTATTATTTCTTGTAGGAAACAAATCATCGATACTGATATTTAAAATATGAGCAATTTCAAACAAATCATCTTGTTTAGGAGTTCTGTACCCTGTCTCATAATTTGAAATAGTAGCCTTTTTAGTGTTGAGTTTTTCTCCAAGTTGATCTTGAGTTAAGTTCAATTTGGTTCTATAGTATCTGATTTTATTGCCTATAAATTTCGCTAATTCTTTTTTATCCATTTTCTTACCTCCTTAAATTTACCTATAGTATAACCCAATTATTTTTGGTATTCAACAAAAAAATACACGAAAAGCAAACTTTTATGTTGACTCAAGTACACGTATCGTGTATAGTTAGTTTTGTAAGCGGGAGGTGACAACATGCAATGGAATTTAATAAAGTTGAGAAAAGAAAGAAAGTGTACTCAAGAAGATTTAGCAAACCTCTTGAATATATCAACTGAAGGTTATCGTTTAAAGGAATTAGGAAAGCATCAATTTAAGAATGATGAGATGTTTATTATCGCTGATTTTTTTGACGAAAATATTGGAGATATTTTTTTACCCACAAAGTACACGAAACGCAAACAAACATCTTAAAAGGAGGAACGAACAATGCAAGCATTACAAACATTTAATTTTAAAGAGCTACCAGTAAGAACAGTGGAAATTGAAAACGAACCTTATTTTGTAGGAAAAGATATTGCTGAAATTTTAGGATATGCAAGGGCAGACAATGCCATCAGAAATCATGTTGATAGCGAGGACAAGCTGACGCACCAATTTAGTGCATCAGGTCAAAACAGAAATATGATCATTATCAATGAATCAGGATTATACAGTTTAATCTTTGACGCTTCTAAACAAAGTAAAAACGAAAAAATCAGAGAAACCGCTCGAAAATTCAAACGATGGGTAACATCAGACGTCCTACCAGCCATTCGCAAACACGGTATCTACGCAACAGACAATGTAATTGAACAAACATTAAAAGATCCAGACTACATTATTACAGTGTTGACTGAGTATAAGAAAGAAAAAGAGCAAAACTTACTTTTACAACAAGAAATCGGAGAACTAAAACCCAAAGCAGACTATGTAGATGAAATCTTAAAGTCAACTGGCACATTAGCCACAACTCAAATCGCGGCAGACTACGGTATATCAGCACAAAAGTTAAACAAACTACTACACGAAGCTAGACTACAACGAAAAGTAAATAAACAGTGGGTGCTTTACTCAGAACACATGGGCAAGAGTTACACAGATTCAGACACTATAACAATTGTGCGTTCTGATGGCAGAGAAGACACAGTTTTACAAACTAGATGGACGCAAAAAGGCAGATTGAAAATACATGAAATCATGACTGAATTCGGTTATGAAGCTAACGTAACTGCTTAACAGGAGGGCACAGCAAATGCAAGCTCAAAACAAAAAAGTCATCTATTACTACTATGACGAAGAAGGTAATAGACGACTATTATCAATTGGTAATTTAGATACCTATTTATTAGCAGATATCAAATCAAGATTTGGTTTATATAAAAAGGCAATCCCTGATTTAGATAATCTATACATTCAAATAGATGGTATCGAATTTAAATTATATTAAATTTTTGGAAATGCAAAGGAGCATAAACAAATGAACACGTTATACAAAACAACCCTCCTCATCACAATGGCAGTTGTGACTTGGAAGGTTTGGAAGATTGAACGAAATACGAGAAAGCCTGTAATCAATAGAAATGATTTTAGTAAAGAGTCTACAGCAGAAACGATTGAGCGACACAGTGATCCTGATTCAGGAATAAAACTACTTAAGGCATTTTCCGACTTCACTAAAGAGAACCTTACCTAATTCTAAGAAGATGAAGTTTCGTTGGTACTCAAGTGATTCATGTAAAGCAGTAGAGTAAATCTTTTCACTGGAAACACCTTCATCAGCATTCTCTGTAAGTTTTTGAAGGTTCTTTTTGAAGTGTTCACTTTGACCACCGTATAGTTCATCAGCTTCATTAACAATTTTATAGTAAAGCTGTTCATATTCACTATATGACATATTATCCACCTCCTTTCACTAGGAGATAACTAAATTATACACAACACAAAAATAAAAAGGAGGAATAGATATGATAAAAAATAGTTTGCAAGCTAAAGAACTTGCGGTAATTTTATCTGTTTCTAAATCCAAAGCAGGACAAATAATAAGAGAACTGAATAAAGAGCTTGAAGATGAAGGATACATTGCGATACGAGGCAGAATACCAGTCCAATTAGCTAGAAAAAAATTCCCTTATCACGACTTATCAGACGAGAGAATAATGGAGGAGTTGAAAAAAGAAAATGAGTAACATTTATAAAAGCTACCTATTAGCAGTACTGTGCTTCACGGTCTTAGCGATTGTACTCATGCCGTTTCTATACTTCACTACAGCATGGTCAATTGCGGGATTCGCAAGTATCGCAACATTCATATTCTATAAGGAATACTTTTATGAAGAATAAAAAAACTGCTACTTGCGCCAACAAGTAACAGTGACAAACGATTAACAAAATTAATTCGTGTTCAATATAAAACGAAAAACGGAGGAAGTCAAGATGTATTACGAAATAGGCGAAATCATACGCAAAAATATTCATGTTAACGGATTCAATTTTAATCTATTCATTTTAAAAGGTCATATGGGCATATCAATACAAGTTAAAGATATGAACAACGTACCAATTAAACATGCTTATGTCGTAGATGAGAATGACTTAGATATGGCATCAGACTTATTTAACCAAGCAATAGATGAATGGATTGAAGAGAACACAGACGAACAGGACAGACTAATTAACTTAGTCATGAAATGGTAGGAGGTTGCTATGAAGCAGACTGTAACTTATATCATTCGTCATAGGGATATGCCAATTTATATAACTAACAAACCAACTGATAACAATTCAGATATTAGTTACTCCACAAATAGAAATAGAGCTAGGGAGTTTAACGGTATGGAAGAAGCGAGTATCAATATGGATTATCACAAAGCAATCAAGAAAACAGTGACAGAAACAATTGAGTACGAGGAGGTAGAACATGACTGAACAAACTAATCAAGATGTCGATATTTTAACGCAACTAGGTGTAAAAGACATCAGCAAACAAAATGCAAACAAGTTTTATAAATTTGCGATATACGGCAAGTTCGGTACTGGTAAAACTACGTTTTTAACAAAAGATAACAATGCCTTAGTACTAGATATAAATGAGGACGGAACAACGGTAACAGAAGATGGGGCAGTTGTGCAGATTAAGAATTATAAGCATTTTAGTGCAGTGATTAAAATGCTGCCTAAAATTATTGAACAACTAAGAGAAAACGGAAAACAAATTGATGTTGTAGTGATTGAAACAATCCAAAAGTTACGTGATATCACTATGGACGACATCATGGACGGTAAATCAAAGAAACCGACATTTAATGATTGGGGCGAGTGTGCTACACGCATTGTAAGTATTTATCGTTATATTTCTAAATTACAAGAACATTATCAATTTCATCTTGCTATAAGCGGACACGAGGGCATTAACAAAGACAAAGATGATGAGGGAAGTACTATCAATCCAACAATCACGATAGAGGCACAAGACCAAATAAAAAAAGCAGTCATCAGTCAATCTGACGTGTTAGCAAGAATGACAATAGAAGAACATGAGCAAGACGGCGAAAAAACTTATCAATATGTACTTAACGCTGAACCATCAAACTTATTCGAGACAAAGATAAGACACTCAAGCAACATCAAAATTAACAACAAACGTTTCATTAATCCAAGTATTAACGATGTTGTACAAGCAATTAGAAATGGTAATTAAAAACTAATTAAAAGGACGGTATAAAAATTATGAAAATCACTGGTAGAACACAATACATTCAAGAAACTAATCAAGAGGCATTCATGAAAGGTGGGGACTTTTTAGGAGCTGGAGAATTTACAGTAAAAGTTGCAAATGTCGAGTTTAACGACAGAGAAAACAGATACTTCACGATTGTTTTTGAAAACAACGAAGGTAAACAATACAAACACAACCAATTCGTCCCACCATTCCAACAAGATTATCAAGAAAAACAATATATCGAGTTACTTAGTAGATTAGGAATTAAATTGAACTTACCAGATTTAACTTTTGACACAGATCAATTAATTAACAAAATCGGAACTATTGTACTTAAAAATAAATTTAACGAGGAACAAGGCAAGTATTTTGTAAGACTCTCATATGTAAAAGTTTGGAATAAAGACGATGAAGTAGTTAATAAACCAGAACCTAAAACTGATGAGATGAAACAAAAAGAACAGCAAGCAAATGGGAAACAGACGCCAATGAGTCAACAATCAAACCCATTCGCTAATGCTAATGGTCCAATAGAAATTAATGATGATGATTTACCGTTCTAGGACGTGGTTTAAATGCAATACATTACAAGATACCAGAAAGACAATGACGGCACTTATTCCGTCGTTGCTACTGGTGTTGAACTTGAACAAAGTCACATTGACTTGCTAGAAAACGGATATCCACTAAAAGCAGAAGTAGAGGTTCCGGACAATAAAAAGTTATCTATAGAACAACGTAAAAAAATATTCGCAATGTGTAGAGATATAGAACTTCACTGGGGCGAACCAGTGGAATCAACTAGAAAATTATTACAAACAGAATTGGAAATTGAAAAAGGTTATGAGGAAATCAGTCTGCGTGACTGTTCAATGAAAGTCGCAAGGGAGTTAATAGAACTGATTATAGCGTTTATGTTTCATCATCAAATACCTATGAGTGTAGAAACGAGTAAGTTGTTAAGTGAAGATAAAGCGTTATTATATTGGGCTACAATCAACCGCAATTGTGTAATATGCGGAAAGCCTCACGCTGACCTAGCACATTACGAAGCAGTAGGTAGAGGCATGAACAGAAACAAGATGAATCACTATGACAAACATGTATTAGCGTTATGTCGCGAACATCACAACGAGCAACATGCGATTGGCGTTAAGTCGTTTGATGATAAATATCACTTGCATGACTCGTGGATAAAAGTTGATGAGAGGCTCAATAAAATGTTGAAAGGAGGAGAATAATGGTTAAATCGATATTTTTACAAGATGGAGAAGAAATTTTAGTTGATGATGAAGATTACGAGAGAGTTAATCAGCATACTTGGCATAAAGCTTTTAAAGATAATTACAGAATGATTGTGAATAGTGATAAAAAGCATTTACCTGATTTTATTCTAAAAAAAGTTTCCAAAAAATAAAAAACAATGATTTCACAAGAAAAAATCTAACAACTGAAGGTAATAAAACAAGATGGAGCAAAGCGAAGTGTAACAATTCATCTAAATATAAAGGCGTTTCATGGGATAAAAAAAATAATAATTGGTATGCATGTATAGCTGTTGATAAAAAAACCAAAAACTTAGGTCACTTTGTAAATGAAGATGAAGCAGCAAAAGCTTACAACAATGCAGTTAATGAATATTGGGGTGGTGTTGGTTACCTTAATATAATTGGAGAAGATAATAGGCTGAAAAAAAGAAACTATAAAACAAACATAAAGCAATTGAAGAGGGGAACTGATAAAAACAATTTAAGAGGAATAAACAAAATAAAACATAGATATTATTCAAAAATATTTTATTCTGGCAACTATATAGCGTTAGGCGGATATGACGATTTAAACAAAGCGAGATTAGTTTACAACAAATGTTCGTCATACCTGCATGGATCTGACGCGATCCTTAACGACGTACCTATGACAGATGAACTTAAAGAATTCATATCTAACTGGGAAGTACCGGACAAAATAAAAGCGCTGAAAGGAGAAGACAATGGGAGAAGTATCGTGGATAAAACTTAAAGTTGGCATGTTTGATGACAGCAAAATCAAATATATCGAAGCTTTACCCGAAAGAGATACGATCATAACCATTTGGGTTAAGTTGCTAACTTTATCAGGAAAGTACAACGAACAAGGTTACATTATGTTATCTGAAAACTTGCCGTATAACGAAGAAATGTTAGCAAATGAGTTTAGCCGACCTATTAACTCAATAAGGTTAGCAATACAAACTTTTGAGACGTTGGGCATGATTGAAAAAGTTAATGGTGTCATAAAAGTGACAAACTGGGAAAAACACCAAAACATTGAAGGACTCGAGAAAATCAGGGCTCAGAACAGGTTGAGGAAACAAAAGCAACGAGAAAACAACAGAAAATTGCTAAATGGTCACGTGACGTCACGTGACAGTCACGCAACAGAAGAAGATAAAGAATTAGATAAAGAATTAGAAAGAGATAAAGAAAAAGATATAGATAAGAACTTAAGTTCAAATAATAGCGCAACTGACGTTACGCATGAGCAATTTGAGGAATGGTGGAAACTTTACAACAAGAAAAAAGATAAGAAGATGTCTTTCACTAAATTCAAATCATGCGTAAAGAAACATACTTTTGAGCAAATCATGCAAGGTACTCGAGAGTATTTAAAAACTATTACAGACAAACAATATCAAAAGTACCCTAAAACGTTTTTAACTAACGAAAGCTATATGAATGATTATAGCGAAGAGATTAAAGAAACTGGTATAGATCAATTGGAACGTATGAAGTACGACGAAAGTTATTGGGACTAGGAGGATGTTATGAAACCGTTATTCAACGAAAAAATAAACGAAAGTTTAAAAAAATATCAACCAATCGAAGTAATACTAAGACAGAATTGCGATAAATGCGGGCATCAATATGACTTATATAAGTTTGAAAATGGATATGAATACAAAGACGGTTGCGAATGTGAAATTCAAAGATTGGCTTACGAAGAATACAAAAGGAATAAACAAAAGAAACTTGATTATATTTTCAATCAATCAAATGTTAATCCGTCATTAAGAGATGCAACGGTTAACAACTATAAGCCACAAAATGAAAAACAAGT